CTCCATATGGCCGGAAGGTTCACTCGTCAAGAGGGAATCCGGGATAGAAACATATCACAGGAACGGGTTTGATCATAAGATAAACTCGTCAGGAAGCGTGTTAAGCTTCCTCAATCTGTTGAAAAAGAGCGTTGACCACCGTTTACGGTGGTGCGGCAGAAATTCTTCTTTAGTCGAATCTTCGAAAGATAATCATGTATCGTCAGGTGCCCCCGTAGGGACGACGAATGATATATCTATAGAAGATAATCGAGAAGAACTTCCTTGTGTTTTTTTGAAAAAACACGAGGTAGATGCAGTCAAGGGATTTAAAGCAATGTTTAAGATTCTTGATTGTAATAGCATCTGTCGCTCTCAGAAGGATGGCTTACTAATGGTTAGTAGTCATCACTTCGGGAAAGAATGGTTTGTAAGTGGTTTACAAGTCTCAATTGGCTATGTTGAGACCCTGGCCGATCATGATAAGGATTTTTTCTTAAAGCATGATGTCAGAACTATTCTTTCTTGCGTCCACACTATGTTGTCGGTCGGTACATATAATAATTTTATTGATTTAATCAAGTACGCGACGACGTGGATGCATGCTAGGAGTTTAAAGCAGACCTTGCCGAAGGTCCCTAGCTTTTGGAAGGGGGGTCCCCCGCTTCTATTTAATGGCTCAATCCGTCGTATGTTGAAAAGTCGACTATTGAATGGATTGAAGTCAAAAAACCAACACTTATTCTGGTCAATAGCACAGTTAAAAAGATGTGCAAGTGTGGTTCCTGATGATTTCGTTGAATCATCTCTCGTTAAACATAGAGACGCAATGCAGAAACGTTGCGAGGATTGTAGTGAAGACTTCTTCGATAATTTCTCCGATAAATTAAATATAGTAATGAAGAAGATTAAATTCACTAGTGTTAATAAAGTATATGATTACTCTACTAACGCGTGCTATGAAAATGGTAGAAAATATGGAGGTGCAAAGGCACACCTGATCTACAAGCACGTTGCTGATGGCTTAACAGATAACGATGAACTGTTAAAAATGGATTTTGATCCAAGATATGGTGTAACTGAACGCAGAGGCTTCAGTTCCATGTCTATGGAAGATCTGCTCGATGACTTCGAAGATGAGCAATGTAGAGCAAAAGTCTACAGCGTTTGTGAACCACTCAAGGTGAGAAATATCACAGCAGGTAACGCTCTTCCTTATGCCATAGCTAAAGGTATGCAAAAAGATATGCATACGTCTCTCCGCCAATTAGATCAGTTCAGACTGATCGGAACTCCGCTTACTGAAAAAATCGTAGGGGAGTTCTTTAAAAAGAAACGACAACAAGAGAAGTTGTCTGGGGAGAAACATTGGATTGCGAGTGGCGACTTTTCCGCCGCGACTGATAATATCAAGATTTCGCTAACAAAGTTAGTTTTCGAAGCAATCCTTATGAAGTGTATATCCGACATGGATATAAAGCCGACCCTATGGGGCGCACTTCGTAGAGTACTCTATGAACACATTATAGAATACCCAAATTCGACTCAAGGTTTAGAACCGGTCGAACAACAGAATGGCCAATTGATGGGTTCTGTGCTGTCATTTCCAATATTGTGCATAATAAATCTAATAGTCTACTGGCTGGCGGTTGCGCCGAACAGTAGGTTTGAAGATTTAAATGTATTGGTAAATGGTGACGATATCATGTTTGCATGTAGTCACACCACATATCAGCGATGGCTAGATATGTTACCGGAGGCTGGTTTAACACCCTCGCCAGGTAAAAACTTCTTTCATAAGAAGTATGGTACAGTTAACTCCGCATTATTCTATGAGAAAAATAGGAAGGGACAAGCAAAATACGTCGCCTTTTTTAATGCAGGAATGTTATTGGGGCAATCAAAAGTTGCACGTGTTCAAGAAGGTAAGTACAAACCTATATACTGTTTACACTCAAATGTTCTTCACGGCGCTCTGAATCCAGAGCGTGCTGACAAGAGATTCGTATTTTATAACAAAGATAATATTAACGAATGTTCCCAATGGAACGGTATGAATCTCAACTGGTATTTTCCTCGATCCATGGGTGGACTAGGAATGACCTTATTACCAGGTTATCGCTTCATTGATATGGATCAGATGCGACGTCAGAATGGCAAAATCAAGGAAAAACAGATTTTGGCCACAAACCAGCAATTGCAGCTGGCCCATGCTTTACGTAACGCATGGTATAGTGAAGATCTAATTAAACCACCATTTAAACCGATTGGTATGGCAGATCAGGATCCTGACACGATGTCAGAATTTCAAGACATTAAAAAGCATAGATTCTTAAAAGCTTGTCTTGTTGGCGAACCAATGCCACCTGATGCTGAGGAGCTCAAAGAAGAGCCTCACCCAGCCAATTGGTGTATACCAGATACCACTGATAGCGTGGAGGAAGATGTCCATTACACCTTCAGCTATCAAGGCCTATTAAAATTTATAAAAAAATCTCTAAAGAAATGTTATTATTTCAGCCTTGAGTGTGGTATATATTTAAAATCTCTATTGAGTCGGTTATCAACGGATAACGCTCATTTGTACCAAGAGATTGTGTTGTATGCGAAGCGATCAACCCGTGTTGGTCTTCGCTTGTAAGTACCCTAGTTAAAGAATTCATATCTCTATAGGTTATGAAGAAAGTTGGAGGATTAAGGTTTCTCTTTAAATAATTATACCAGAATAGTCTTCGTTTCAAGGAAGTCATATCTTTGGCTATATATCATATACTTCTGCCTCCAAAGCAGGGTGTACCTGGTTGATGTCATTTGCTATGCACCTAAGAAACTCGTTATTCATTTATAATTTTCGCCATGTAAGTCTCTTGAGTTAGCTTTGGTTCTTTCTTTGAGCCTACCGGACGGTCCCTCGATCGTCCAATAAGTTGTTATCTACAATGAAACGATAACATGCACTAGCGATAGTGCGACAACTAAGCCATATCTGTTATATTGAACTACAGACGATAGTTGTTATGGGTCCCTATATATTCATAACTCAAGTTATGACATTAGATGTATCTAATGAACTTCCAAATTTGCGTTAAGGAGCAAACCAAGTATGAGCTCATTGCCATACGGATGGTCTACAGACTACAACGGAAGGTAGGAAGGTTCAATAAATCCAGGTGCCCCAGTCGGGACGGATATTTGAATCCTATAATATAGAGAGCATAGTCGCGCGGATGGCTTCTGAATCCATCAATAGAGACGCGGACCCCATGAATTCTCAAAGGGGAAAGGCAAGCACCAACGCTTCCGGTCAGAAAAGACCTAAAAACCAGGCGAATGTGCAGCCCAAAGCGCAAAAACAAAGAGGTAGCCAGCAACAGCAGCCTCGGGTTAATAATAATAATAATCGTAATAACTATAGGGGGATTAAGCAAGATCCACAGCGAATGGTCGCAGCTGCTTATTCCACGGGAATCCACCAGGGTGATCCAATGATCACTCGTGGCCCGAATTTCGTCCGGATAGTTCACAAAGAACTAATCGCCAATATCACAGGCTCGCAAAATTTCACAATTGCGGGGACATACCCACTTAACCCCGGAATGACAACATTCCTCCGGTGGTTGCCAACACAGGCTGTTGGTTGGGAAACCTATAGATGGAATAAATTAGAATTTCACTCGTTCACAAGAACGGGTTCCAATGTTCCAGGCTCTTTGGCCATGATCCCTGATTATGACGCTGAAGATGGAGCACCCACGGATGAGTTCTCCGCATCATCTTACAAGGACCTTGTAGAAGATGCACCGTGGAAGGACATCTGTTGTAAATTGCCATCATCTCGCTTACACCCCATGGGTAAGGAGTTGTTTCTTCGATATGGACCTGTCACTGGTACCGATATCAAAACATATGATGCAGGTAATCTCTTTATTACCACAATAGATGGAACAGCAGTTAGTTGGTCTAAACTGTGGGCTTATTATGATGTGACCTTGTTCACACCGCAACTACCTCCGGGAGGAGTTGTGGCGCTCTCCAATGAGCTACATATAAGCGGTACCACGCCAACAACTGGTAATTCATTCCCAAATCAAACAATCGGCTCGGGTTCCAACACTGGAATTGCTAGTGTGCCCATTACAGGTAATGTGATCACCTTTAATGCCGCAGGTAGATACCTGGTTGTGCTCTATATGACGGCAACGACATCTGTCACTTTCACAAGTGGTACTGTGTCGGCGTCTGGTTCATTAGTCACAACGTATTTCACCCCGAATGGTGAATCTGCTTCCGCATCTCCCGCAACTGGTTTGACCTATGCTGGCGTGATGAATGTAGTTGCAGGGACTACTCTGACCTTTAACATAGCATATGTTTTAGGTTTAACGTTTGATTTAACAATTACGGCCTTGAGTTCAATTGCAGCTTAATAAGCTCCTCAAGGTATGTTTGAAATACGAAAATATTAACTCAGTTTTATAATCGTCTGATAACTCCTATCCCATAATCAACGTCTTTATTTGTGAATAAGACGGAAGGATTCTATGCGGAGTAGATAAACACACTGTGAAAGTTGTTTATTAATTAACGATAAAGTAACCCTCTACTATACAATAGACAAACCATTTTGCTTTTACCCAATAGGGCAATGGATAGTAACGTATTAGTATGGTACCTAAGAATTAATAGATGCACGATCGTGTCGTTCGGTTCTGAAACGCCCTATTTAGGGAGAACTGGCCACGAGATGGTGTGAGTCGACTCAACGGATTCCTTCCTAAGGATATCTCCAAGTCAACGTGGAATTGATAATTCCAATTAGCAGCGTGCAATGCTGGG